CACGAGCTACCAACAATGCTCGAAGTTCCTTACCATAAGCTACGCGAGTTGACGGAGTATTACAGTATTCCTTGTGCTGCTTTCTCAATGTATTTGTGAATCCTGCTGCTCGTGCCGTAATCTCGCCATTGAAGGCATCTCGCAGCCATCCTGCTACAACTGATTGACGGTGATTCAAAATACCCAAACCAGCAATGTGCTCAATGCCCGCGCACTTAGGAATCAACTCTTTTACAGACTCACAAATCTCACCACCTTTCAAGTTGATCTGAGGAATCTGGCGAGTTTCACCATTATCATCTTTCACAAATTTGAAAGTTTCTGGAACCCAACCTAGGCTATCTAACCATTGTTTCATTTGCACGTGTGAAGCAGGATTGCCGGGCTTCATTTCAGTGACAACCTTGATGTCTTCAGCATGCTCAAAAGGTAAACCTAGCGACTCTGTGAGGTCTTTCCACTTCTGTCCAGCTACCGATAAGTCACGATTCTTCTTGAATGGCTCTTTGGGCCGCTTGCGGATTGCATAAACCGGAACTTGTGGCATGACCTCAATCAGTGCAAGAGTCTTCTCTTCAATCTTTACAGCCAACTCCGCTTGAAGCTTCTCTGCTGCTGGAATATCAAGCTTCCAGCGATGATCTTGCTGCATACGCAAACAATCCATCTTCCACATCAAGTATGCCACTAGACGATCATAGCTACCTTCTTTGTCACCGTATAAGGCTTGCAAGGACTTAACTTGTTTCTGCCACAGCCGCTTCTGAATCTTGCAGTCTTCCACAACTCGGTGATTGTATTCTTCCTGAGTCTGATTCTCCCAGTCTTCAATCTTTGGCTTAGGTACTCCAAACTCTTCACCGTATTCTGCAAGGCCATGCTTCAGACGCTGTGGTTCCAAGTACCAGCTTAGCGCGAGTGAGTCAATCCACTTACTTTTAGAAGTGTCGTAGCCAAGAAACTGAAGGGCTGGTTCATCGTATGTCTTGCAATTGTGCACGATAAACGTATGCCCTTCATCCAACCAAGCCTGAATTTCTTTTCGCTGCTTACCCTCCAGCAGAACAATCCTGTCTGAGTTGATGTCAATCGAACAGAAATTGTGGAGCTTTGGGTTATCCTGCAAAATCATTTGGCCAAGGAGGCCACTGCTCTCCAGATCACTGGCGTAAATACCCAAAGTTTTCTCCTATTAGTATTGGTGAGGATTCGCTTCCTGCCATGCTTGCAAATCATGCAGCGTGTGCGTAGAGGAATCATAATAAATTTTGCATACTTCATTAGAAGTCTCAGAACCTGAACGATTCTTTGTCAGTGCAACAATTGTGGTGTTACGCTCAATAGGATCGTCTGACAACTTATTTCGTGCAAGCATGATATTCAGCGCTACAGATTTTACAATAGTTGAGGAGCCTTGTACACTAGATTCGTCAGCCATAGCGCCTTTACTACCATCTTTCTGACCACTAGCAGCTTTGCGCAAATGACAAATCAGCAGAATCAAGACGCCGTACTTGTTGATAACAGACTTAATCCACTTAGTAAACTTCTGTTGTTCTGGTACATCCATTGAGTCAAAAATGTCGCTCAAAGTATCGACACACACCACCTTACAGCCACAAGCAATGATAAGCTCTAGAATCTTTTCTTGCAAACCTTCTGTAGACTCATCACGCTCATCCAGTACGTGCCAGCGGTGATCGCCATCTTCAGTGAAGAACAATTCTTGAGACTTCTCTTTGCACCAATCACTACGAAGAAACTCAAGCTTCTCTTCCGGCTTCATGCGGCCAATCTTGCGGCCTGTGTGGCGGGACAGCATCAACTCACCATACTGCCCTGCATTCTGCTCCATACTCACTACACCGATCTTGTGAGGGGAATTGAACAGCCAGTAATACACCATCTCATTACAGATAGTACTTTTCGCTACGCCTGTGCTGGCACTAATTGCAGTACACGTACCTAGCGCTTGGCCCCCTCCAGTGAGGTCATTCAATGGTGCCATGAAAGGAGGAAACTCCAAACGAGGAGTCATAGCTTCTTCAACAATTTTGTCGTAGATGTCACCAGAGCCAACAATCCCTTTTGGTACAAATTTCTTTGCCTTGAAAAAGGCATTGATGAAATCTTTCTGACGGCCTTTCATCAGCAATTCATTGACATCTTTAGCTGGTAGGGTTGCAATATACACCTTGTCGTGAGGGAGCGCCTTAACTACTTTCTCAATAGCTGCTTGTCCCGCATCATCTTGGTCAGCAAAATAGATAATTTTATCTGCTCTGTCAAACCATTCATAGTGCGCCTTCAACTGCTTAGTCGAACTGCCCTCACCTGTTGCCGGAGAAACGCATGGAGTCTCTTCAAAGTCGCTACCTTTATTCTTTGCATATTCTACAAGCATATCACGCCCAGACATTGCATCAATCTCACCGGAGAAGATACAGATCGTCCGTGCTGTGCTTTTCTTGTAGCGGAAGTATCCAAACAACTCTGAATTGGAGCTAACACGACCAATACTGCTAAAGGTCTTTGGCAGCTTGCGCAGCTTTAGCCCTGCAAGAGAGCCGTCCTCAAAGTACGGGTAGTATTGAGTATCAGCTTCGCCTGTAGTTGGATTGTACTTAGTCCGCACAGCGTAGTGTTTATAAGTGGCATCGGAGATTCCTCGGACACCGCCACCTTCTTCACTAGTATACCCTTTAAATTGAGTTATTTCTGAATCTGTCAGTTTATCTTTTGTGCTCACTAGTTCTTCCTCTTCATCGTATTCTTCCTCCTCATCCCAACCCATAGCCTCCCGATGCTCCTTGCTAGCAATCGTCCAACCGCAAGCGAAGCAATGAGCGCTTTCAGTTCCACCATACACTTGCAGGTTATTTCTAGAACTATCATTACCTTTGCGGATACAACCGGGACAGCCTGTTTTGTGATCGTGTGTCAAATCTATACCGTACTTCTCAGCAACCTTTGACAATTAACCCTCCACCCAGATATCCTTCAACCTCTGCATCATCGTCTCATAATCCCGACGAAGAATGTTGTAATCATTCTCAAGAGCTTCATAATCTTCGTAACAGACGAAATCTCCAGAAATGTCTTCCTCGATATCAAAATCATGCCCAGTTGCATCATAACGTTTAACTGTCATCACCGCTCCCAAAATTCAATTCCCAACTTCCTGTCTCATCCTGAAGATACATATTCTCATAACAAAACTTGTCATTGGATTATAAGGATTATCCCAGACAATGAGATTCTTATTCCCAGCATCAAGCATGACACCATGTTCCTCGCACAATGCTTCCAAGGCCGCTTTGAAGTTGTCGAATTTAGTTGTCATCACATATCATCCTCATCACGCCATGCTAAGAAGATCGGGAACCGATAACTGTCCTTCATACCAATCTCGAAGTATTTAAACTTAGCAAGCTTGCCCAAGTATTCATCCTTGTTAGCCCACACTTCAGCCCGACCGGCATCATCAAAGCCACTACCCATCGTAAACTGAATACCTTTACAGGTACATACGAGCGCACCAAGTGTCCCTGCACCAATCATACCTTCTTGTGCTTGTGAGCGCTGTGTGCGACCTAACTCGTTAGTCTTAGCCTCATTAGTATTATGCAGCTTCTCTTCAAAGCCAATCACGACAGCTTCATCGTCAGAGAAACGCTTAAGCTTACCAATCGTACCTTCCTTTTGAGTGCTGCGACCCTGCTTGTAAGGGCCATTAATAGAGCGGACCATGATACCTTCGTAGCCATTGTTCAGCGCATAAGCCTCGTATTCAAGAAGTTCTTGCTCATTGTGCACTTCCATCTGCGTCAGCATTTCCATCTGAATACCATGCTTCACAATATCTTCCGCTTGTTGATAGCGCAAGCAGTAATGGTGTGGAGAGGAGACATAATCAAACACAGCCATATACAATTCACTCTTATCAAACTCAGGCTTCAACTCCGTAGCCATGACAGTTTGTGTAGTCAGATTGAACACGTTAGGTGCATTCCAATCACCATACAGAATCTCACCGTCAAGGCCATTATACTTTGCTTTACCGAATAATTCCTGAACAGCTTTGCTTCGGATGGGCTTCATACTACGCGACATGACCACACCATCAATAATCACAACTCGAATTCCATCAAGCTTCAGGCTCACAAAGCACGGATAAGAAATCTTGGAAGTGTCCTCAATGGTATAAGCCAGCATTGGCTTGAAAGATTTACTCATCACTTACCCTCCATCAACAGCAACAAGAACCCAATCAGAAAAATATACCAAGGAGCGGAATAGTGGACACATACAAAGAATGCAAATAGAGCTACCATGATTTATTCCCATAATTACAACGATCACTATACCTCACCATCTCCACCTGAGCCTCTGTCCCATTAGCCACCAAAGCCAACCTAACAAGCTCTCGTGCCATCTCATCAGGAGTGTAATTATTCACACCCTTCAGAACAAGCTTCAGCTTCTTGGAGAAATAGTCTGCGTCTAGTCCGTGAGAGTTATTCATAAACATCTCCCTCTGCCCACTCATCAGCAAGACGGCACATATACTCTTGATAATAAAT